CCGTTACAGGCATGATACCAATCGTCATGCCTACGTCATCTATCCGGGCATTGAATAATATTTTAGTCTCTAATTTTTTTATTTTATTATTAATAATGGAGGTGAAGATAATAGTACCGATAGATATCATTAGACCAATTATCGAACACCAGTTTCCTATATTTGATAATACATCCATTCTTGTTCTTTTATTTTATGCAAAGTTACTTTTTTCTTAAAAATAAACAACTTTATGTCTAAAATAGGGGGCGGTTTTTTTATTTTTTAACGCGATACGCTAAACCCAACTCACCTCATATTTACACGCGCGAGTAATTTTTGAAACGAGGGGGTGCGCGTTGGGGGTAAACTTTTTGCGCGCATCTTCCGAGCTACCAAATACTTGCGATCTTTTCCTATATGCAAAAAGCCTATAAAAATGTGTGATTTGGACGACATAAAAGAAAAGATTCGCGCCGCGATGGAGTCGCAGGGAACATATACGGAAGATTTAGACCTCTGTATAACTCTTTGCGCAGGTTCATATATGGCGTTTCAAATTGCACTAAACGATATTTCAAAGAAGCGTATGAAGTCATACGTGAAAGAAGTGTCCCGCGAAAATAATGATAAACTTACGGCTCATCCTGCTTTCAAAGTTTTATTCGATGCACTCGAAGCAACGCGCAAACAATTACGCGAACTTGGTTTGACCTTTCAAACGCTTTCTGCATCTGACGACGACGAAGTAAACGACTTGATTAACGAAGTAAACAAAATAGATCGCGATGAACAAGGAGAATAGAGATAAACTGATAACGTTAAAGCAGTCGGTTGTCTCCGATCTGCATAACATCGACGTTGATTCGTATAAGCTAGACAAGGCAGACGAAAGACTAAATGTGTATATCAAAGGTTGTATTAACAATCCGGACGCGCACAACCTTTACGAGTTGCTAGCCGTTCGCCGCTTCTTTGTTTTCCTCGATAAATACGAGTTTCGGATCAAGGAAGTAAAGAAGTTCGTCACGTTCTATGAGCGTTTGAAGTTTTCCGGCACGAAGGGAAAAACTAGATACAAACTGACTCCGATACAAGTGTTTCAGTTCTCTAACATTCTAGCGTTTTACAAGCCCGGCACAAACAAACGTTTGATTCGTGAAGCTCTTTTATTCGTCCCGCGTAAATTCAGTAAGACAACAAGTGTAGCGAGTCTTTCGATTAACGATTTGTTGTTCGGTGATGCGAACGCACAAACATACGTTGCTGCAAACTCATACAATCAAGCGAAAGTCTGTTTTGATGAAATACGTAATATTTTAAAGTCTCTCGATCCGAAGTTTAGACACTTCAAAATTAATCGAGAAATCATATATAACCGCATAAAGGGAAAAACCTCTTTTGCCCGTTGCCTTGCCTCTAACCCGGATAAATTAGACGGACTTAACGCAAGCATGGTAATAGTAGACGAGTATTCACAAGCCGATAGCGCCGCATTGAAGAATGTATTAACTTCCTCAATGGGCGCACGGCTCAACCCTTTAACCGTAGTTATAACTACCGCATCCGATAAAGAAACGGCTCCGTTTGTGGAGATGTTGAAAATGTACAAAGCAATCCTACGCGGTGAGATTGAAAATGATTCCATATTTGCACACATCTTTGAGCCAGACGTAGACGACGAGGAAGGCGATCCGGCAACGTGGCGTAAAGTGCAACCACACATGGGTATAACTGTTTATGAAGATTTCTATATCGACGCATACCAGAAGGCTTTATATAGCGCACCAGACGCGCTAGAGTTTCGGACAAAGTTACTTAATGTGTTTGCGGTTGATTCGACAACGAAATGGATTGAGGCGAAGCAGATCGAAGAACGATTCAAAGATATTAGAATAGAGAATATCGGTACTTATCCGTTAACAATGGCGGCGGTCGATTTATCCGTTCGAGACGACTTTTCTACGGTTACTTATAATATCTATTCGAAAGAAAGCGGTTCTTTTCATTCACATACGGATTACTATTTTCCAGAAGGAGCTTTGAAAGATCATCCGAATCGGGAACTTTACGAAGGTTGGGCGAAAGCGGGCTATTTAATTCTTTGTGACGGTGATATTATCGACTATCAGCAAATAGTAAACGATATACTTGCACGTGCAAAGTATCTACAAATTATGGGAGTTGGCTATGATCCTTATAAATCGGCTGAATTTGTGAATCTTCTTACTTATTCCGTAGGCGGTGCGAGTGAATATATTAAGCCTGTTAAACAGACATACGGAACGTTTACAAGCCCTATCGAATCCTTTGAACTTGCTTTGTATCGGAGTAAGCTCACCTTTAGCCCTAATCCGATTACGCCGTACTGTTTTAGTAATGCGGTATTAGACGAAGATCGGAACATGAATAAGAAGCCAGTCAAGAAAACGCATAACGCGAAGATTGATTCGACTATAACAAACCTAATGACATTCTACTTATTTAATAACATGGAGGTATAATGAAACTATCTTTTAATTTTGAATTGGGACGTTCAAAGACGCAAAAACGCGCCTTAAATGCAGAGATGAGCACAACGGATAAAGATGCGGCGATAAACTCCCGATTACCATCGTTACCCGGTCAGCCAATAGATGTGCATAACAGTAATCAAGCAATGAAACTTTCAGCCGCATATAGATGTACTTCTATTCTTTCGGGGACTATCGCGTCTTTACCGCTTATAATTAAACGGAAAAAAGATGGATATTTCTCACCAGACGAGGAAAACGATTTATATACGATATTAACCCGTATGCCTAACCGGCGAATGAATAGTTTTGAAATGGTTAGGAATATGGTTGTTCAAATCGTAAATCAAGGAAACGCCTACATCGTTATCCGTCGAAAGTTCGGTAGCGTCAGCGAGCTTGTATTATGCGCAAATAATACAGTAACCTATGACAAATTGAATGATGTTTATATTATTTCTGATCCATATAACCGGATATATGGGCGTTTTGAATCCTACGAAATAATCCATCTTAAAAATAATAGTTTGGACGGGGGATATACAGGAGTAAGCACAATAATGTACGCTAGCCGTATCTTTTCCATAGCCGCGAGTGCAGATAATCAGAATTTACGAACCTTTCAGAATGGAAGTAAAATAAAGGGGCTTGTTTCCGGTGCAAAAGAGATAAATAAAGGGTTGCCCGGTGCAGGTATGACGGATATTCAACTTTCTACGGTTGGAGATCGCATAGAGGAACAACTAAACACAGGAAGAGACATTATTTCAGTTCCCGGCGATGTTGGATTTCATCAACTTTCTATAAATCCGGTTGATGCGCAGTTATTGGAAACAAAGAAATTCAGTATTCTTGATATATGTAGATTTTACGGAGTTCACCCAGATAAAGTATTTGCCGGACAATCTACTAATTACAAAGCTTCTGAAATGAGCAATGTTTCTTTTTTAACTGATACACTGCAACCAATATTGAAACAAATCGAGGCTGAATTTAATTACAAGCTGATTCCTAATTCAGTCGCTCACTTATATAGTATTTCATTTGATTTGTCATGCTTATATCAAACCGATTTAACGACACAAGCAAGCTATTATAAAGCTTTGGAAGAAATGGGAGCTCATTCCCCGAATGATACTCGTAGGGCTTTAGGAAAACCGCCCGTTGAAGGAGGCGACAAAGTGTTTATCTCCTGCAATGTTCAACCAATCGAGGCGGCTAGTCAAAAAGTAGAGCTACCCAAAAACGAAGAAACAAACATATAGTAAAATGATATTTGCAAAATATGGAAATACGAAGTTATACAGAGTTAGGTGCTCCTAAAGTTGGAGATGGAAGAATAATCGAAGGTTATGCGGTTGTATTCGGACAAGAAAGCCGTGTATTGTACGACAGGGAAAAACAACGCGCTTTTGTTGAGGTGATCGAAAAGGGAGCTATAACGGAAGAGTTATTGCGTAGTTGTGATGTTAAAGCTCTGTTAGATCATAATAAACAGAGATTGTTAGCTCGTTCTAATCGTGGTGCGGGAACTTTGTCGCTTGAACTTGACGACTACGGATTAAAATACAGGTTTGAGGCTCCTAGTACTCCCGATGGAGATTTCGCCGTAGAAATGATTAAACGCGGTGATATTTTCGGTTCGTCTTTTGCGTATGCTTTAAATGAAAAGGATAAAACAAAAGTTTCCTATTCAATGAAAGACGGGTTGTTGCTTCGTACTGTACACATGATTGATCGGATTTCCGATATATCTCCCGTTGTTGATCCTGCTTTTTATGGTACAGACGTAACGGTGCGGAGTATGGACGATACGATAGCGGAGTTGTCCGGCGAGAATAAAGACTATCTAAATGAAATTAATAATTTACGCAAATCAATTTAAAACATGAGAAAAGAATTTGAAACTATTGCTCAATACAAAGAGCAGATGCGCGCTATGTTGGATAAAGCAGAAGCGGAAAAAAGAGCACTCGACGCAAGCGAGAAAGAGCAGTTTGAGCAGTTAAAAACAAAGAAAGAACTTTTGGAAATGAAAGTCGAACGCCGTGCACTTGAAGATATTAACGCGGGACTGGTGTCAGACCGTCGCGTGTTGTTTTCACAGGCTGTTTTTGACGTCGTTAATCATCGCTCTTTGGAAGAATACAACGGAGTAGTATCGGAAGGCGGTATTAAAGTTGTAGAACGTGCGGTGACTGTTACAGATACAACCGATGCGGCTAGCATGGTTCCTGTTACAATCGGTGAAATCATTGAACCGTTAGAAAAAGGCTTGATTATTGATAAACTAGGTATCAAGATGCAAAGCGGGCTTGTAGGTGACCTTGTTTTCCCAACATTGGCGGCTGTTGAAGCAACAATTCAGGGTGAAAACGTTGCGGTTACCGATACCGAATTGAATATCGACAAAATCAAGGCTTCACCCAAACGTGTATCTATTTCTATCCCGGTGTCTAAGCGTGCGATCAACCAAACGAACTACTCTTTGCAGGACGTAGTTTTAAAACAAATTTCGCTTGGTGTTGCCCGTACTTTGAACAAATGGATGTTTTCGGGGGCTGCGTTGTCTGGTGCAAGTAACGGCGTGTTTGTAAAGGCAAAACCGGATGTAGAATATACTTCCGCATTGACGTTCGCGAATATTGTTGCACTTGAATCTACTGTCATGGATGCGGGCGTAGATGTTACGGACGGTACAGCCGCCTATGTTTGCACTCCAAAGGTGTATGGTACTTTGAAATCCACTCCCAAAGCGGAGGGGGCTGCTGAAATGATCTGCCAAAATGGTATGGTGAACGGTTATCCGGTTCTTGTTACTAACTACATGGACGCTGATTCTATCGGATTCGGTGTATTCTCCAACGCTGCTATCGGTCAGTTCGGCGATATGGATTTAGTTATAGACCCGTATACCGGAGCGAAAAGTAATGTCGTAAACTTTGTGTTGAATACTGATTATGATATTGTTGTAGCTCGCCCGGAAGCCTTTGCCATCGCAAAGAAAAAAGCTTCTGCCTAATTCTATAACCTATCATTCACTAAAGGGCTGGGGCTTCGGCTCTAGCCCTTTCTAATTTATACAATATGGCACAATACGTAACACTCGAAGAACTCAAACAGCATTTAAACGTTGACTTCGACACGGACGACGCGTATATAACCGGGCTTATCGAACCCGTTCAACTTCTTATCGAATCGTATCTAAATAATCCGCTAGATACCTACGTTAAGGACGCAAAAATAGATCGGCGTATCTGGCACGCGATCCGCATCCTTATAGCGAATTACTACGCAAACCGCGAATCGGTAACATTTGCCACTCCGCAAGTTATTCCGGGGCACATAGAACTATTACTGCAACCTTTAAAACGATATACGTAATGCAAGCAGGATTATTAAACGAAATGATCGCTTTTTACCGTAGCGAGTCAAAGCGCGATAATCTGGGCGGTACGTCTGAAAGTTGGGTGAAAGTATTCGATAAACGCGCATACATTCGCTTTAAGTCGGGTGCACGTAAAGAAGCGAACGGCGAGATATATAATACGACCGTTAATACGATAATGATTCGCATCTGTAAAGAGATCAACGCTAAAATGAGGATCGAATACGACGGGCAGAAATACAAGATTCTATCTATCAATCACGACCGGAAGCAACAAGCAACGGTTATAGAAGCGGAGGTAATCAATGAGTAACGACAATTACACCGGGCGCAACTTGTATCGCGTCGAAGTGGATGCAACGCGAGTAAACGAACTACTTAAACGGTTGAACGATAAAGAAGCAAAGAAGGCAATTTCCTCCGCTCTTAGAAAGTCGATTCTTATCATTCGTAAACAGGCACAGGAAAATCTAGTTTCCGCTGTTACTGATGCAGAATTTAGCAGTTCTAAGAATGGCGTATCGTTCAAACCGTTAAAGAACGAAATAAACGTAGCAGTTTATCGCAATGCTTCCGGTGCACGGGTTGACTTGATCGACCGCCGCAAAAAGGGATCACGCGCCTATATGCTGAAATGGTTCGAATCAGGAACAAAAGAACGAGCTACCAAAAAAGGAGCGAATAGGGGTATTATAAATGCTTCCCACTTCTTCTCTAATGCGGTCAAATCGAAGCAGAAAGAAGCAGAGAGCTCACTAGAGAAAAATATAATTGATTCTATAATGAAAGTAGCAAATAAAAAGAAATGAGTTTATCAATAGGCGCACACGTATATAAGAAATTAAGCGACTCTACAGAGTTGGCAAAATTGGTTTCTGATAAAATATATGCGATTTCGACCAAAACGGAAACATCTTTTCCGTTTGTGATCTACAAACGCAACTCCTTAACGCCGGAATATACGAAAGATAGGTACGGTACGGGTGACACAGTTTCGGTTGAGATCATTGTCGCCAGTGATAACTATTTGAACTCTGTTACAATCGCGGAAGAGGTACGTAAATCACTCGAAAACAAACGAGGAAGTTATGATAACTTCGATGTGATCGATTCTAAACTAATTAGCGCGAATGAGGATTTTATAGAAGATACTTTTATTCAAAGCCTCGTATTCTCATTTAAAACTGAATAATTAACTAAAACACGATAAAATTATGAGTAAAGCAAAATCTGTGTTAGGAAAAGACCTAATGTTATTCATCGACGGTAAAGCCATCGCACTTGCCACATCTTGCAAATTGGGGCTTTCGGCTGAAACAATCGACACACAAAGTAAAGATTCGGGCATCTGGACGGAAAAGGACATTAAAAAACTTTCTTGGAACGCTTCCAGTGAAAACGTATTTAGCGCGGATGCAGATGCGAATAGCTACGATAAACTATTCGCTTTGTTCTTGGCGCATAAACCTGTTGTTCTGAAATTTGGCGTTGTTGGCAATCCTGACGTAAACGAAATGCCCGCCGCCGGATGGACGCTAGCGGAAGGTGCATATACAGGTAGTGCGGTTATCACTTCGCTAGAAGCAAATGCGCCGGATGGAGACAAAGCAACACTATCAATCAGTTTCGAAGGAACCGGACCGCTTGCAAAGGAAGCAGCTAGTAAATAACTTACGGGCGGTGTTTTGCCGCCCTCTAAACGACTTATTCAATGAAAACAATATCACTTAACGGAAAAGATTTCTCTTTGAAATATACGCTTCGTGCGTTCTTTGTGTTCGAATCTATATCCGGCTATCCGTTTCAGTTCGGGAAATTACTAGATGAATACATTTTGTTTTATTCGTTCCTGATCGCTAGTAATAAGGATTCGTTTAATATGGAATTTGACGAGTTTATAGAATTATGCGAAAATGACTTGACGCTATTCGAGCAATTCAAAGAATTTATTTTGGATGAAATCAAACTACGTTCGCAATCGGCGGGAAATGACATAAAAAAAAAGAAGGTGACGACGCGGAAACGAAAGCCGTAAGTATACGCGAACTTTATTCGCGCGTTGTCGGTGAGGGCGGGATCGCTCCCGATTACTTCCTCGATAAAATGGACTTTATCGAGGTTGAATCGTTTATAGACGGATTGAATCGACGCAATCGGGAAGCGTGGGAACAAACTAGATTGCTAGGTTTCATTATAGCGCAATCTAATAGCACAAAGACGCTAAAGCAAACCGATATACTCCGGTTCCCGTGGGATGAAGAAGAAAAGAAAGATACGAGCGTAACGGACGAAGAAATGCAACGATTACGAGCTAAGGCAAAAGAAGTAGAATCACAATTAAATACGAATAAAGATGTCTGATATAATAACACGATTATTGCTTAAAACGAATGACTTTGACGCGAATTTGGAGAAGTCAAAAGGGAGTGTAAACCGTTTTCAAGGGGATATTAGTAATATAGCGAAATCCGTAGGTTCTAGCTTTGTAAAAGTTGCGGGTGGTATTGGTTTGGCTGTAAGTGCTAGTGAATCTTTTATGAAAATTATCCGCTCTACACAGACAACAAGTGACGAATTTGATAACACTTTAAATGCTTGTAAAGGAACCGTTGATATATTCTTTCAATCATTATCGTCTGGAAGCTTCGAAGCTTTCAATAATGGTGTATTAAATACAATTTCCAATCTGAAAGAATTATCAGCCTTACGAGATTCTTTAGCCGATGCTAAATTATCCATGGGATTTAATAATAAGATTTTCGAAACCCAATTTACTAAATTCGAATCAATAATTAGAGATACTACTAAAAGCCGAGAGGAACGTGAAAACGCTTTCAAAAGCCTTCAATCATTAAAGGACAATTTTAAGATCGATGTAAATGATACATTGTCCGGTGCTGAAAAAGAATTAATACAATCTTTGAATATTAGAACAGGACGCAAAGATTTTAATATTGATGATATACATAAATATATATCTATTAATAATAATGATTTCTCAACTAGAAACGAAAAGAAAGCTCTTATTGCTTATCAAAATAAGTTATCCGAGTATGACAAACAGATAAATTTGATTCTTGGTAATATTAACTCTACACGTGGTGATACAAATGAGTTTACAGGAGAAACGAAGAAGCAAATGCGGCAGAAGCTTTTAGATTTGAAAGAACAAAAGAATTTATATATACAACAAAATTCAGAACTCGAAAAGCAAAATTTCCTTAATCAGGATAACGATGCTAATAGAGTAGAAATGATAAAAAATTATGAATATACATACGATTTAAAGAAGCGTATGTACGATTTCGACAAACGAACTTTAGAATTGCAAAATAGCCTAAAAAGTTCTACTCCTAAAGACTCCCCTAAAAAAGATTCTATCGCGTGGTATGATGCGGAAATATCCAAATTAAACAAGAAACTCGTAGCAGAAACGGACACGCAAGCCAAATCAACGATTCAAGCCTCTATAAACGAACTCGAAGCCAAGAAAATAAAATTGCAGATTGAGACTAGCGGAAACAGTATAGAAGCGATAAATATTCAATTGTCCGCATTAAACAAGAATCTCATTACCGAAACCGACATGCAAGCACGCGCAACGATCCAAGCGACGATTAACGAGCTAGAGCAAAAGAAGATTAATCTCAAATTTGTAGTCGATCAAGAAGCGTTTAAAATCGCTCACGGTGAGATGAAAGACGGCGCTTTGTCTCTGCCTAAAGCTAATTCTCCGATGATTAATGTAGCGGAAGAATATGAACCTATCATTTCATCGTACAATGAAATGATAGCAGAAAGAGAAAGAAGATTATCGGAAAGCAACGATGATGCTACCAGTAGCTTTATTCAGTCACAGATAGATAAATTTAAAGATACAATCAAAGAATTAAAGGAGCTTCAAGAATTGCAAGAATCCCGAAATAGTGCGATTACGCCTAATGGAGCATATAGTGCTTTTAAAAATAATAGCAGCAAGGATAAAAAAGGTAATGAAACCGATTTTAGAAAAATAAAAGGTATGAAGTTACCGAAATTTGAGTCTCCAATTAAGAAAAAGGATATAGATATAAACGAGGAATACACTAAATCGCTTTATGCAGTTGGAAGTATTATGAGCTCTTTATCTGGAATCACAAACGAAAGCACCGCGGCGTATCTCCAATGGGGTGCGGGCGTAGTCTCGAGCATTGCGCAAGCTATTCCAGCAATTAGAGATTTGATAACAGCTAAACAAACCGAAGCTGTAATTAACGGCGTGACTTCGGCAACCGAAACACCCGTTGTAGGTTGGCTATTGGCGGGCGCGGCTGTCGCCTCTGTAATTGCGGCAATGGCTAGTATTCCTAAATTCGCAACGGGTGGTATTGTGCCTGGCACATCATTCACAGGCGATAAAGTTCCGGCTTTACTCAATTCAGGCGAGATGATTCTAAACGGATCACAGCAAAGTAATTTGTTTCAAATGCTTAATAGCGGTTTATATGGCTCCTTATCGCAAAAGATTGCACCGTCTGCAGAAAATGGAAATCAGCCCGCAAACGTAACGTTTCGCATACATGGAAGAGATTTAGAAGGAGTTTTGAGTAATCATTATAATCAGAAAAGCAAAGTAAGATGAAACTAAGATATTATTCAGAGTTTAAGAGCAGGAAAGACAAGACATATAGAATCGAAATTCATACGGTATTTGCAACGTATTCCGAAGAACTCACCCTAACAGATAGCCCGTTTACTGTTGAGTATGAATCGGACACTCTATACAAGCCGTTGAAAATGTCTAATTCGGTAACAAGCATATTGACAGATAGAATTTTATCAGACCTATATACAGCCGAAGGGCAAAATATAGAAGTTCGTTTGTATAATAAAACCGATGATGTTTTAGAGTGGTTTGGATATATGAGTCCAAATTTATATTCGAGCGATTATATAACTCCGCTTAATATAGTGGAGATACAGGCAATCGATACTATTTCCGTTTTGGAAAATAAGAAGTACTCTTATATTAATTCTTCCGAGGTCTATTTTAAAAGTTTCAAAGATGTAATAATGCACATTCTTGATATTGCCGATCCCGGAAAGATTCTAAACAAATTGTACTTTCAAAAAACTAATAGAATCTCGAAAGATGTTTCTACTTCTTTGATAGAAGATATTTATATACATGAACGAAATTTCTTTGATGAAGCTAACGAGCCGATGAATAGTAGAGATGTTTTAGAAGAAATCTCTAAATATATCGGTATGACGTTCATTCAGTATCAGGATGCTTATTATATGATCGACTATGATTTTATCAAAAACGACGAGCTTCATTTTTTCGTTTATGATAGAATAAGCGATACATGTGAAAGTATAACAATCCCTTCCGCACTATTGAATGTGCGTAATATTGGCGTATCTGAAAGCGCGGGAAGTATATCGCTTGGTGATGTGTATAATAAAGTATCTGTTGTTGCTAATATGAATCAGATAACCAACTTATGCCCGGAATTGCTCGACGACGATAAGGATATAGTAAATCAAAACTCCGATCCCAATAAATATTATATATCTGGTAGGGATATAGACGGAAAGAATTACACCCTTCTTAATTCGTTTTTTAAATCTAATAGTAATTGGGGGTATTTGATACCGAGCTTTTCATTTCTTGATATTCCGGCAGAAGGTGTTGAAGTGACTATCGACAACGTTAATGATATATATTCCGGTGTGGTATGGCAGAAGTACAGCGACTACACAACAGAGGACGGGGAGCCGTCTTCTTTAAGTTGGAAAACCTGCGTTTCATTCCTGCAAGCGTATAATATAATTAGTGCTTCTCGAAAGACTCTTTTAACATTGAAAAACGGAGAGTATTCTTTATTCAAAGGAGGATATTTCATAATAAATATCGCTTATAGAATGTCCGGCTCTTTTCTTCCGAACGATATAATAAAAACGTCCGATGAAGTATACTCTAATACAAAATATGGCGCCGGATTTGATAATACGATGGTTCCTTGCAAATTATATATAGATGATTACTATTATGATGGTGAAGTATGGAGAAATCAAAAGTATTATACGGATCGAGTAAATCGAGGCTATTATAAAATCACGCACAACTTAACTTATCGAGGGGCTACATGGTATAGATATAAGGATGCATTTGGAGATTGGAGATTTGTAAGCAAGGGCGAATATGATTCAGCTAGCGGCGAAAAGGCTTCCGGCGGGTTCGCCGATAGCAATAAGGTTTATGCGTATAGGGAAAACGGCGAAGATATTTTTGTCGAAAAATGGTATCACGACGAATGTACGCTTAAAGATGGTTTCTATTTGGTTCATATAAACAAAGAAGGTGATAAAGTTTTCGATGATGAAAAGAGATTAACGAATACTGTTAGTTATAGATTTAATCTGTACGACTCAACGGACGGAGTCGCGATTAAACTTCCAGATGATAAAATACTATGCGGAAAGATACGCTTTGAATTAAGCACTCCGAATCATTTAGGAAAATATCCTATGTATCGAACGGATGGGGGCTGTCATCCTTGTACTGCATTTCATATATCCGATTTCACGTTTAAGTATACTAACAATAAAGTTACATACGATATATTTAATAACGCAGTTGACGACTCCGACGTAGTTTACAGCAACGTGATAAACGACAATAATGTAACAGAAATGGACGACATCGAACTACTAATCAACTCAAACGCAAAAAATATTTCTTCTTATTCAAATTGCGCTACCAAATCAGGGGATAAATTTGATTATTTAAAAACGGTATATAGTCCGTTGCACGATAAAAATGTATTGCCGGAACAAATACTAATAGACAAGTTTTATACACATTATAAAGCTCCTAAATTTAGATACAGCAATAATTTGAATCGTGGCTTTTCGATACTGTCTAGGATTTACGAAAATTCCCTCAAAAGAGAAATGATAGTAGATCAAATGAGTATTGATTACGCAAATGAAAGTTGTAACGTATCATTAATAGAAACATGATAGAAGTAGAAAATAAGAAAGTGCCTCATTCGTTTCGGAATAAGTATTTACGCAATTCCGGTTCGGTAAGTATTAGTACAACAACGCCAACGCCTATAAATGGCGGTGGCGTTGATCTTGATGTATTAAAGATGGACGATGGGCGTACATCATCCGATAACAATGTATTTTCGTCTCTTCGTTCCCTATTTGAAATAAAGTCTCGTATTATTGCTCTGACCGATAATAATACGGCACTGACCGACGATAATACGTTTTCTTCTTTGCGCATAAGGCAGGAACTAGATGCGGCTATCGACGCTTTAAAAGACTTGTATCTATCCAAAACCGCCCCAGACGAAACGCAATTTCTTATCAAGTTGTTAGGCGGTTTAATCGTTGATAACGGGCTAGACGTAACGAAGGGTATTTCTACGGATACGTTAACCGCAACGACGGTAACAACGCAAATACTCAACATTCTTGATAAACTGATTGCCAAATCAGCTACTTTTTCCGGTGATATATCCTCAAATGATTACGCAGAAGGCTTAATCGGTTGGCTAATCGGCAAAGACGGTCATATAGATGCAAAATCTCTTCGTCTACGTGATTTCCTTGAAGTTCCTGAATTACGCTACAATCGCGTATCAATCGTTTCGGGTGAAGAGTGGAACGCTCCGGGCGGTGGGATCATCGAACGTATAGACGAATCAAATCGGATTATCTACCTTAAACTCGAACCGGGCGAAATAGCAGAAATAGAGGTAGATGATATTTGCAAAGGTATATTCAACGACTCAACCGGATTTCAAACCGCTTATTTTCGTATTACTGAAAAGATCGGTGATTCTACGTTTAAATATGCGCTTCGTTCTGGTACAACCGCACACCCTTGCAAGGCTATGCACTTCGTTTCGTATGGTAACTTCACAAACAAAGAGCGGCAAAAATCGAGCTACTCGACACAAAGCTATGTCCGTTACCTGACAGGTGTAAACGGTTGGGAGATTTCAAAGGAAATGATCGCTATGCAGTTGGGCGACTTGTCTAACTTGAAATTGTTTGGTATCGAAATGACCGGACATAGTGCGTATCTCCGCAATGTGTATATGACCGGGACTATCAAGCAATTATCTAACGACGGTATAACCGAAGTTCCCGTACCTGCTTTCAAAGGAGTATGGACGCCGGGCACATATTGGTACTATGATGAAGTTGTATGCAATGGCAGTACATGGATATGTATTGCAGACAAAACAATCCAAGAACCAACAGACAATTCTACTGATTGGCTTAAATATGTCTCTAAGGGAGAAACGGGTGTCAAGGGCGACAAAGGCGATAAAGGTGATAAGGGAGATACGGGTGCAACTGGGGTAACCGGGCTTCCCGGTGCTCTAATCCGTCCGCGCGGCGAGTGGAAAGCAAATACTAACTATGTTAACAACACGCAGTATCGAGATACTATCATCTACAACGGTAATACTTATTCGTGTCGTGCGGATCATAATTCCGGTTCTTCTTTCGATGTAACGAAATGGACTTTGTTTAACGAATTTATAAATGTCGCTACGCATTTATTAGTAGCTCAAAATGCAACGATCGATATACTTGGTACGTCTGGTCTGTTTATCGGTAATCAAGCAAAAACGCAAGGTTGGTTAATGACAGGCGGTTCGATTAAGCACAATATAACCGGGCTTGAATTGACAGCAGACGGGAAATTATCACTCCCTAAAACGGGTGCGATATTGGTTGGGAATAAAACGTTTATCAGTGATGGAAAGATCGTTACCGATTTTATTGATGTTAAGACCTTAGAAGTTGAAAAACTGAATGGTGCGACAGGTTCTTTCAAGAGGCTTGAAGGAAAGAAGATGGTAAATGGAAAGGAAGTTACAATGTGCGCTATTGGCTTTAGTACAGATGAAGGAAAGATGTATTTTGAAGGTGATATGCAACATCAAGGTACTTATAAAAATCCGAATGGCACAGAAAGAAGTTATCGTTTTCTAACCGCTGATTTGTGGTGTCGTGGTGATTTTGGGCACCGTCGAATGACTAATCTTTCTTTTAATTCATCTTCTGTCAGTGACTTCTTTGCACATATATATAACTATGGAACAGACACTACATATCATAAATATGCAGAAGCTGGGCAGCCTATTGATTGTATATCACTAGGTGGGACAGGGAATTATGTACTATACGTTTGCGACTCCCCAGAACGCAAAATGCTAACCATAATGAATACCTCTGGATACCCAAAGAGAATTATGATAACGCTTCAAAAGTCTGCTGTTTTTACTCTTGAACCATATATGTTTAAGATTTTTATAACAGCAGAAATCAATAACGAGAAACCAAACCCGAATAGAGCAAATAATTTACGTGTAATGCAATAAATTATGAAAATAGACTTTAGAGAAATTCAAGTAAAAGACATCGAAGGGAATAACAGTACCGTCGATATTGCAAAAATGTTAGGCAATGCGATTTATCAGAAAACCGCCGATTTGGGTGAGTTGGAATTAGCTCAAAACATCTACAAGAACGGTGAAGTAGAAGTATCTCCCGAACAGGCGGAAAGTATTAAAAAATATGTGAGTACGGGGTTCGTCGCTTTTGTTCAGGTAGCGGTTAATGAGGCTTTATCGGTAGAATAAGAGCTACCCAAAGCGATATGAAATACATAAAATAAAAATATGGACGAATGGTTAAAAATCATAGGAGCGTTAGGAGGATTAGAGGCGATCCGATTTACTGTTACTTTTCTAGCGAATCGAAAAACGAACGCTAGAAAAGAAAAGGCTACGGCGGATTCTATGGAACTTCAAAATTTACTTTCTATCATTGACAATCTAAACAAGCAGATTGAACGGTACGACGAACGATTAAAACAACGAGACGAGAAAGTAGATACGATTTATCGAGAATGGAGAACCGCACAGGCAGAGGCGCAAAATTGGATGCGTAAATACTACGAGCTTGAATTAGCTTTTAAGGATGCGGAACACAACCGATGTGATAGACCAGACAGCGAGTGCAGCCGGAGAACTCCGCCGCGTAGACCAATAACTATTAACAATCAAAATAAAGAAGAAAGCAATGAATAAAATAGACTCGATTATCATCCATTGTTCGGCTACGCGTGCCGGGCAGGATTTAACCGCAAAAGATATTGATCGTATGCACCGGGCGCGCGGATTTAACCAGATCGGATATAATTATGTTATCCGGATTGATGGAACGGTAGAAAAAGGGCGATCTTTAGCAGTTGACGGGGCGCATTGTAATACGAAGGGTTTTAGCGAATCTTCATATAATAAACATAGTATTGGTATTTGCTACATCGGCGGCTTGGATGCAAACGGAAAGCCCACAGACACAAGAACGATCGCTCAAAAAGCAGCTTTGCGCGAGTTGGTTGCTAAACTCTGCAAAGAATATGAGATAATCGAGGTTCTCGGACATCGTGACACTTCGCCCGATCTGGATGGAAGCGGAGAGGTAGAGCCGAAAGAATATATAAAGGCGTGCCCCTGTTTTGATGTACGCTCCGAGTTCCCTAATTTCTTGCGTAATACAGTAGTTCGACCATGAGGCGGCTAGTTTATATTATCATATTGCTGATGTTAGCAATATGTTTCGTGTCATGCCGGACTCAATATATCCCGGTTGAATCCGTTCGCACTGAATACAAGACGCGCGATAGTATACGATTTGATAGTATCTATCAGCACGACAGTATTTATACGCTCATAAAGGGTGATACAGTCTATCAGCATAGATATAAGTATCTGTATCGCTACTTAACAACGAATCGCACCGATACTATTCTTAAAAACGATTCTATTCGTGTGCCTTATCCGGTTGAAAAGAAGTTGAACCGATGGCAATCTATTAAAATGGAGTTGGGCGGGTGGGCGTTTGGAATTATAATTTTGTTTATTCTGATAATAATTGGTCGAATAATATTCAAATCAAGAAATAATTAGTATATTTGTGTACGGGTGGGGTGTCTGTTGTATCATTTCTCTGTGGAAAATTGCTATTTTTCGAGGACGGGAGATAATGCGTTATTTATTCCATTAAGAATGAGAGGTTGTGCCGTTGAACGACACAACCTCTTTTTATTTATATGCAATAAGAAAACCCCGCAACGGCTCAAATTGCGGGGCTGGTGTCAAATAAGAATCTTAACCGAGTTTAAGCGATGTTTGATGAATCATTTCGCTTACGTCCTTCAAGGCATTTAAAAATGTTTGAAGTTCATTATCAGTAAAGCGAGCCTTTTTCCCGTTTACGATGTTACCGTTAATTCTTTGATATAGCCAATTTCTTGACTTACCGAAATACTTCTTTGCGATATAGCTAAACGAAATAGCCTCCGGCAATTCTCCGAGCTTATCTCGCAATATAGCTTCTTCCGCTCTTTCTATGAAATCATTGCAAGCGTCTACGGTTGCTTTTAGTCCGGATTCAGACGCTTTTTTATAGGCTTCTCGCTGATCTTCTGGCAGTGCGTTATATTTGGCTTGCATTTCTTTTTTGAAAGCGTCCCTTTCTTCTTGTGTAGATAAGGTTTTAAATCTTTCAAAATCCGCTTTCATTTCGGGCGTTGGCAAACAAGCGTTTATATCTATCATATTTTAAAGTTTTAATCCCTCCCCGAAGGGAGGGAGGTTAATTACTCTTTTAATTTTTCCCGAATCTCATTCATCCGGTCGAGTATGTCATTTATTAATGCTTCTCTTTCTTTTTCATTTTCGGGAACCCCGTAGGCTTCGTGGAATGAAGCGAGAAGTTTTAAATTCTCATACTCTTGTTCTAATTCCTTTCTTTCTTCATCTTTCATTGGTTAAACATTAAAATTAAGAACTCTTATTTGACTCTACAAAGGTAATAAGCATTTGCTTATTATACAAGTTTTTGGCGAATTATTTTAGTGAATTAATATAATCTATTACTTTTCTATTCGCTTTATCTATTTGCTCTAAATCGTAATCTATATAAATTCCGGTTGTTTTGCATCCGAACTCGTGCCCCAAAGCTAAAGATATTACATCTTTCGATATTCCTATTTTATGCGCTATTGTAGCCCATGTATGGCGCGCCCAATACGAGGTGATGTCGGGAAATAAAATATCTCTAATCTTTTTCCCGCCTAATCCTTTTCGTTCGAAATTTCCCAGTTTTTGCAAACCTCTATTCATTGCTGCCATATACTTTCTATAATTGTAATCGTTGGTTTCGAGCGTGTTTAGTAGAAAATTATTTCCTTTATACCTGTTTAGTATCTCCATTGCTTCCGGTTCTACTTTGATAGAGTATAGCTTTCCGGTTTTTTCTCGTTTATATTCTATGCGTCCGTCAACTATTTGTTTGAGGTTAAATAAGTCTATTGCGTTTATTCCGATTAGATAAAACATAAGCATGAATATGTCTTGATATTCTTTTTGATATTCTTCTCCGTTGAAGTCTCTTAGGGTAATAAGTTGATCCGGCTTTAACGATCGTTTTCTAGTTTCCTCCCTTTCTATTGTGAACTTCCTAAATGGATATAGTTCCGTTTCCTCATTATCTATCGCGTGATTGAAAACCGCCCTAATATTCCTTAAATGGATTGAAATCGAGTTTGTTTTTATTCCGGTATCTTTTAGCCATTTATTGAACGATTCTAGCCATTTCTTTGTCATTGTTTCAAATGTGCAGGTTGGATCATAGGCGAGAATCTTATTTTTTGTCGCTTTATATAAAACGATTGTATTTTCCTTTGATTTTGTTGCTACAAACTCGTCTATGTAGCTTACGAAAGTTTTACAGGTAGATTCATTTTTGATAAATTTTAGAATGTAGTCTTTTAACGCTTTATCGCTCATTCCTTTTAACTTCTGATTATCGTCAAGTATAACGAGTAACATTTCAACACGATTAATAAGATTCCGAATCGCTACGTTCTTAGCTTTATGATTCTTTGCGTTCTTATTATACTCTGTGCCCGTCCATGTTTCCGGTGTAGCGCAAAAATCAGTGCATAACATTATTTGTCCTTTGTGTCTGACTTGTAGTTTAACCGGAAATGTCCCATCTTTCTTTTCTCTGCGAGTGTCTAAGTAAAAACCAACTGTTGCCATATTATTATCATTTTTAGTATATATACGCAAACAACGTATTAACGGGATAGCGCGATAATAATGCAAGATGAAAATTTGCATTAAATTTGCATTTTTTCTTTTGAAAATACCCGTTAATAACGCCTAAAAACGATACTTTGATATAGATATAGGGCAATAAAAAAGCCCCTTACTTGTTTGTAAGAGGCTGATAATCAGATAGTAGTGGGTACGAGAATCGAACTCGTATTACATGCGTGAGAGGCATGTGTCCTA